GTCGGTATTAGTATTGCGAATCCATCCCTCGTCGAAAATGTGCATGTGGTTATCAGTCATCCTGAAAAATATAAATGTAAATGGATTTACGTTAAAGTCCATCCCAACATGTATTGGACCATATGTTTCTCTGACCTTGACGTGCTTTGCCCGATCAAAGGCATAGTAGATGCGTCCGGTAAATGATTCAAACGATGCCTCAAACTCCTGGCGAAAAGTCTTTTCATCCAACTCTGCCCGGGCCTGTTCAATTTCTCTAAGACCTTCCGGTGTTGAAAAAAATGGGGATTGAATTGTCTTGAACTGAAAAGCCGACCAATCCTCTTTATTTTTAGATTTCTGATATAAATCAAAAAAGTGGTTATATCCCTTTGGTGTTCCAAGGAACCAGGCAAAGCCTCGCTTATCTGCTAATGCCGCTCGAATAACCTTCGCCCATACGTCTGGCGACATATCAGCATATTCATCAAGGAAAGCTCCATTTAGCCCTAAACCTCGAAAGCGGTCAAATGCCTCCGCACCCCTGACGTAGATCTTGGTTTTTGTCCTTACCCTAGTGATCGTTAATTCCGATTCGTTTTTATCAATCGCCCAACCGACCTGGCGAAATCGATCCTTGAGAGTTTCCCAAACAAGATCCTTCGCCTGCTGGCGTGTCGGTGCAACGTATAGATACTCATGCTTATGATTTTCAGTTAAAGATAATAGTTTCTCACGGCAAAGGAACGTTTTACCCAATCTACGGCCCGCTACTATTGTTTTAAATCTTGCCGGATCTTTCCAGATTTTTAACTGTAGTGGATGATCCTGAATGGGTGACCTTATCACTCAAATTCGACCTGATATGTATCTTCTTTTTCTAGATCTTTTCCAAAATCGTTTGGCCTCTCTTTAACATCTTTCCATCCAAATCTATTCTTCATGTTGAAGACATATGTACCAAGGCAACCCTTTAATTTGCCGATTGCCATTGAGTTCCCAACTCTTTCCCACCACAATAAGCAAGATGCTTGTCCTGTTTTTTTGGCATCCAAAAATTCTGGAAATTTTCTTTCCCATTGATAGAGTGTTTCGATGCAAACACCAACACCATCGACACCTGCGAAGGACTGGTATGATAATCCTTGCTTCATATGAGCTATCAGCATTTGACAGTATTCTTTTTTAAATTTAGCTTTTCTTCCAACTTTTAAAAGGTCTTTTGGATCTTTTTTTTTGGACACTAATTAATCTCCCATGTTATATCATTACCATTTAGCTTTATTTTATTATTCCCACTATATTTGACATATCTGGATACAATAACGTCACAATAATGCTCATCAAGTTCCATTCCGTAGCACTTGCGTCCGTTTTTTTCGGCTGCTATAAGTGTTGTGCCTGAACCTAGGAATAAATCTAAAACGATATCATTACCTTTTGTATTATTTAGAATTTGATATTCTATTAATTCCACTGGTTTCATTGTCGGGTGTAGTTCGCTTCTTGTTGGCCTATTAAAGCTTAAAACGGTGCTTTGTTTTCTGTCTGATGCCCACAAATGCCCAGCGCCTTCCTTCCATCCGTATAGACAAGGCTCATGCTTCCAATGATAATCTTGCCTTCCCATTACGATACTGTTTTTAACCCATATTAAGCATTGCCTAACCTTAAGCTGGGCATCATTACACGCTCCCCTGAAATTATATCCCTCTGAGTCTGCATGCCATATATAAAAAACAGCTCCCCTTTTCATCACGGTCTGTGCGTTAACCATGCAGTCCGATAAAAACTGGCGAAAAGATTCGTTATCTTTTTTATCATTTTGTATTTTTAACTTGTCTTTAGTTTTACCTTCATAATTAACATTGTAAGGAGGATCTGTTATTAGCTGATCAACAAGACTTCCATTAACTAGTTTCTCAATATCATTAAGAATTGTTGAATCACCACATAACAACCTATGGTCGCCTAGTTCATAAAGATCGCCTTTAACAGTTCGTGGAACTTCCGGGACAGGAGGAGCTTCATCCTCATCACACATCCCCACCTTGAGTTCCGGAGGTAATTCAAAGTCCAACAATCCAAATTCTTCATAGTCTATATCCTCTATTTTAAATTCCTTAAGGTCTTCTATGAAACCGGCCTGGTCAAATTCACTATATCTTGCTATTTCGTTATCAGCAGTGCGATCCCTCATTTCTGCTTCCTCGCTTTCATAATCCTGATAGTCTACTGGTGCGTCAGATACTTTAAGTATTGTTAACGCCAGTAGCCTGCCGTGACCCTTAACTATATAGCCAGAAAGGTTTGAAACTACTATTGGTGACCTTATTCCATTGACTTTGATTATTTTTGCTAAAGCCTTTATCTGCTTATCTGGATGCTTGTTTCTATTTTTAGGATGTGTCTTAAGATTTTCAAGTGGGACAATGGCATCATATGCACATTCTATTTTCACTAATTATTTCCTTGATTATTTTGATCTATAAATTAATTATACTGATATTTTGATTTTGGTCAAGGTGGTTATTGATTAAAGAAACTCGATTGATTATTATATGTATTGGGTTATCTCTTTTTTGGTAATTATCTCTACTTTCATTTTGGCCTCCTGGCTATCTTCCTGTTTTAAATATATAACCATGTAGCAAACATAATCTCTTCAATAATTTGATTTCATCTGGCTTACCACAAGTAAAGGAAACATATATTTTATCTTTCCTTCGTATCGTTGTTACGAAGTGAATATCGAACGTAATTCCTATCTTTTTACAAACCTCTCTAGTTGTTTCAGAATCATATGAATATTTCATTTTTATCTCCATTATTCCCCATATTGTTTATTTAAAGGATATGCTCTTGCTAAAAATTTAGTTTTTTAATAAAAATCTAATCCTTTCCACCAGTGATGATATTTCAGCATTTTTAGAAGGGCATACATCGAACTGATATGTCTCAATCATAAATGCCTCAACCAATATTTTCATTTCAGCATTATTCTTTTCGCACCATTTCTTGAATTTTTCTTGTACTTTTTTATCAATTTGCATACTTTTAGTTTCCATCTTGCCTCCACTTTTTATAATTCTTCTAACTCTATACCTAAAATATCAGCTATATCTTGAATACTGAAAGATATTTCATCATCAGATCCAAAAGATCCAAACCAAAATCTTTCATTGGGATCATCTTAAAAATATGGGTTTGCTTTAACCTGTTCTAATATTTCACCTATGGTAATCCGGTAATCTTCTCCATTTATTATATCATGAATATAGTATATTGTCAATATATTTATAATATAAAATAAAAATAGGTAAGTATTTGATTTGTTTAAGTGGTAGTATTGTCAGTTTTGGCAGTGATACCCTTAGAATTATTTTCAAGTAGGTAAATCATACCGCTTTTATCGTTTTGTAACAGACAAGATCCGTTACTAAGAAAATGTACGGTGATCTTATCTTTGTCCAGAGAATGAAGGATATAAAAACGCCTAATCCAATCCTCAGTTGATCTAACGGTTATAATTCTGTTTGCTGGTTCGATAAACCCTCCAACAATTGCTGCCTAATACTAAAATTTAAAGCTCTAACAACCCTTCCCTTCTTCGATCCTCGCATTCCCTTAAACTCGCCATCCTTCTCTTTTTGCTCCATAATCAGATCAACCTGATCATCAATGCTAAATATTTTACTCTCCGGAATTTCAACGCCATTTAAAGCTGCGATAATCCTTTTATTTATATCAATGGTTTTAAGCATGTCGGGATTTTTAGTTCGTTGATAGTTGTCTTCAATCTCTTTTAATCTTTGAATGTAGAAATCAATATTTAAAATACCCATCTTATTCCTTTATTTTTGAATTCTTCATAATGTGTTTATAAATTTTAACGTGCATTTTAAGCAGTTTTTCTATAACCGTTCCACTATATTCTTTTTTTAAATTCTTAAGTAGACTAATCCAAGAAACATGCTTCATTTTTCTATTATTAACCGTTATGATTAAAATATCATCTGTTTCTTTAATGAATGGAACCCATTGACTTAAAGAATAATATCCAAAGGGTATCTTATATTTTCGCATCTCGG